TGTTTTCACATCAAGATAATGAGAACCCGTATTAGCCCCATTAACTGACGACGGTTCTTCTATTCCATACAATGTATAAAGATGACTTCTAACCCATTTTTGTGCCATTCTTTTTAACATTTCTTCATAAACTACTTGATTTTGCACAGGATTTGAACTATATGAATTTAGTTCATTATCAACAATAGTTTTATTCGCTCCATCTTCTATCCCATCCAGCTTCTTTTTATCCGCCGCTGTTATATGAGAAACTTTATCCTCCGTATGCTCTCTAAAAGCAGTCTCTATATCCTCTACCTGCATTATCGTGGGAACTGCTGCCGGATTTACATTGACTGTTATATATTCACTGTCCTCTACCGTCACATTTATACGATAGGATACTCCTGACAATGTTTTTCCATCATATGCAGGCATATAATCCGGATTTTCTCTCGATATACTGATACCATATAATATTTCATTTTCTGAGCTGTCCTTTACATAAACACCCAGAGTTCTTACATAATATGCCTCCGGTATTTGTTCGTTGTTTATTGCGGCTAATATTTCCACTGTCTTTCCATCTGTTCTTGATATTTTGGCTATTATAGCCGTCTGTTTTACGCTTTGCAATTCGCTTATATTTTGCAGCTCAATACCGCTATAATCATAGTCACTTACCGCTATCTTTGTAAATGTCATTGACTCTGTTTCTGAAATAACTTTTGACATAAGCTGTTTGCCCTGTTCTGTTATCACTATGTTTTCCATTATCACACCGCCTTTCCTATTGTTCTCATTCTTGTATAAGTAACATTTCCGCCTATACTCTCTTTTCCTGATATATCATGTGCCGCTTTATTATCTGTTCTCAAATATATATTTACCGGTATCAGCCTGTCTAACATTATCTCAAATTCTTTTACCTGCCCCGGTTTAAATAAATTTGTGGTAATAAACAATTCATAATCTTTAAGATTTCCGCTTATATCGAAATTGTTTACTCCGCAAAATATGTTTAATCGACGCATCAATACTTTATATGTATATGGTACCGTGTCATTCCACCTGTTTAATACTCTTGTTTTACGCAACTCTAATGTGTCACTGTCTGACGGATTTATTCCCAGCATATTTTCATACTTTTTTATTCCGTACCCGTCGCAGCTTTCAATAAAGGCATTATCAAGAACTTCCGACATTTTCTTATCGGCAATGTCTGTCTCCTTGTTCTCACTTTTCATTATTTCCTGCATTTCCGGAAACTGTTTTATAAACGGTGGAAGATATTCTATCAGCCTTTTTTTCTCTATCATATATTTACATCACCTCTTATCGGTATCTCGTCATATTCAAGAATTATGTTTTCAGATGAACCATTAAGTTTTACATCTTCAACATCCAAAATCCCGTCAATCATCAACATTCTTGATTCTATCTGGCTAAGTCGTACCGTCAGATTTTCAGTTTCAGACCATATCTTTGCAAGCTCAGAAAAATACGCATCGATACTCTCTTTTATGTTGCTTTCTAATACCGTATATGTAAAGCCCTCTTTATATACAAGATTTAGCAATATGTCTATCCTGTGTCCCTGTACTCCTTTAACATTTACAACATGGCCAATCGGTGCTATCCCGTCACCCTCTCCTGAAATTTCAGGATCTAATGCTGTCTGTACTGTATTTACCAGAACATCCGACGGTACGCTAAATTCTGATGTTATGATTATTATTTTTACTGTTCCACCTGTTGTAAGAAGTTTTTCTTTTGCTGCACCATATACATTTTTCAACCATGTATAAACATCTTTCCCAAGTGTACTCTCTGACTGGCTTTCATACCACGATGTTACATCTTCACCCGGTATCATGTCGGCAGGCTTGTATCCGCTGCTCCATGCCCTAATGACTTTGCAACCACCTACACCTGCAATATCATTTATCTTTTCCTTATAGTCTGCTTTATTTCCTCCAAAGGCTATCTGATTAAATGACGAGAAATACCTTTCTCTGAATACTTCCACATCCTCCTCATCTTCTCCCGGAATAAGTATCCGTGTAAGCGTGGCACTCTCCATATCATTTAGATTTTCTTTTGTCTCTAAAGGTATCAGCTCGCCTAACTGCTGGTTTCCCGCACTGCCTGCCGTCTCACATATAAGCCTGTAAAGACCCTGCGTGGCATCTATAACAGAAGCAACGGTATAATTAAATTCTCCCAGAGCAAAACGGTCATTTACGGCTATCTGCGTATCTGACGGCACTACTAAAAGCTCACACTCCGCATTGGTCTCCTCTTTCGGATAAATACCTCTTTCTGCGGCCCTCTTTATCAGGTAATAATAAGATGCCGTGTCAGCAAACACTTCATCCATAACCACATCAAGTGCAACATACATATTTGCAAGTTCAAGTGCCGCCGGTGCTATTGCATCATAGATTACCGAGCCCTCTCTCTTGTCAAGTTCATCACTCACATTTTCAAGCATACGCTCCATAAGCGTATCAAAATCATTTTCTTCAAACATTATAATTCCACCTCACTTTCTATAGGTATCTGCTCTTTTTGTGCCGTGACCGCCGTAAATGTTATATAAATGGTTTTCTTATCAACTATTGCCGCCCCGAAATCTTCCACTGATTCTATTCTGTCATCCGCCGTGACCGCCTCAGTAACTCTCTGTTCTATCTCACTAAGTACATACAACATTGATTTTCCGATAAGGTCATTAAGCTCTATGCCGTAGTCCCACGAATATATTTCATAAGCGTATCTTTCCGTATTTAAGATCTTAAGAATTGCCTGTTTTACCGCCGTTTCATCATCCGTCTTTCCGAGAAACCCTGACTTGTCATCCGTCAGATACATTGCATATGTCTTTGATGGTTCTTCATATTCTTCAAAATCATAATCCTGTTCCTCGTCGACTTCCTCGTCATATTCATTATTAGGTATCATCTGCCACCATCCTGTCTACTACAATGTATTCCTGTCCGCCTGCCTTGCGAAACATCAAAACACTATCACCCTCCTTTAATGAATTGTAGATTTTTACATTTTTCTTTGCCACTCCCTCGCCTACTTCCTGCACATAGTCAGTTACATTCCGTGTCTTTACCAGAAAATCATCTTCTATTACAAGGGAATTTGATACTTTAATCTTAAGCGGGTCTGTTCCTATTACATTTCCAACAATATAATCACACGGTCTTGATGCTTTCACGGCTTCAACCGCCATCTGTTTTATAAGCTGTACAATACTTGAATTAGCCACTGACAAAACCACCTCCCGATACAACAAGATCCATAGTGTACTGTCTGTTGTTAAACTTGTGTGTTACCTTTTCGACAAGCATATAATTTGATACTTTCATGTCGCCAAGCTCCAGCATAACCGGAACAAGCGAACCTGCACGCACATTCGTATTTCCTATGACACCGCTTATACTCAAAGTCTTTTGCTTTTTATTGTATATTTTCAACAGTACCGCCGATTTCTGTTTTCCAAGTTTGGGTGTGTTAATCTTTTCTACATATTGCAAAACACCCCACCTGTTTATGCTCTTACTGTTCTTTGTAACATACAGGTCATAAGTTCCTTTCTTTTTCTTATTGTCTTTGTTCTCATAAATAAGTTTTATCTGGTTATATACATCCGAGTCTATACTTGTCTGATACGAAAATTCTTCACCGGTTTCCTTGTCGATAAGACAGCCATTTACTTTCATGTCGGAAATCTTTTTTAAACGGAGCTTTCCGACCTCATCAAACAAAACATAAACCATTCCGGTGCTTAGCACGGTATCATCAAGACTGTTCTGTATAATATCAAAAAGCGTTGTGTTATCCTCAATAGCTGACATTCTATAGCCTGTATTCGCAAGTTTTCCACAATTCATATTAAAACGCTTTGCTATAATGTTGATAACTTCATCCGCCCTCTTTTTCTTATATATGAGAGTTTCTTTATTTTTCATATACCTCAACTGATCATATACGGTAAATGTAACAAAGCCGTCTTTTTTAAATGACCTTGTAAATATAAATCCATAGAAGATCTTTTTCTTATCCACGGTAACAAGCACACTGTTTCCCTCAACTATCTTATATTTTTTCTTATACCTAGTTTCAAAGGTCAGCTTGCCGGGTGTCCCGCTTCTCTCCCATGTAATACTTGCACCCTCCAAAGCAGGTATATCATATCTCTTGTTTCCATTCACTACAGTAATAGTCACTATACCCTCAGGAAGCTTTGTTGTTTCCTTTATATCGGCACTTATCTTTTTCTGCGTCGTTTCTTTCTCTTTCAAGATTTTTTTCAGACCAGCCAGTTCTTTTTTACTACTCTTAGTTTTTTTCGTCGTAGTTTTTGTTGGATATTTAGGTACACCATATCCTGTTATCGTTGCATTTGAAAGTGGGTATGTCCGCCTTGCAACCTTGTCCGAGGTAATTCTCTCAATGGTATGTAATGTACTTCCTACTACTTTCTCAACAATCCCGACATGACTTCTGTTCGTCTTGAAATATACTATATCTCCACGCTTTGGTGTATATCTGCCTTTGTATCTGAACAATCCTTTTTTCTTAAACCATGCCATTCCGGCAGAGGTTGACGCTGTCTTTGGCACTATCGAAGCTGACACCCCGGCTTTATATGCACACCATGAAACAAACATATGGCACCCTGCAGCTCCATTCATGCCATACCACGCTCCATACTTTGTGCGATTGTTCCCCTGTTCCTTATATCCAAGCTCGCCAATCGCAACATCTACTATATCTTTCGCCATAACACACCTCACTTTGGCAGTTTCAAAACTGTACCTTTATACAGATACAATCCGTTAGACGATGACTTTCTGCCATGCTTTTTCGCCGCCTGTTCAATCCTGCTTTTATTGAGTTTATATATCTCTTTCCGCCTTGATGAACTGCCGAGCTGTTTTTTCGCTATATTGAGCAAAGTATCACCTTTTTTTACTTTGTAGGTTTTTGCCGCACTTTTAGAGTTTTTTCTTGTTTTCTTTTTTGACGCTTTCTTTGATGATTTTTTAACCACAAGTTTTTTTATTCCCCACTGGCGGTATTCTTTCATTGTAAGTTTTACGGCAATATCAAGCCCATAACTCTCGACATCTTCCATTATCTCGTAATCTTCGATTGTTACATACTTAAAGACTGTCTCCAAATTAGTTGCAATCTCATAATAATGTTTTCTCCTGTCTTTAAGAATTTCCGTCACATGAATCCCTGTTCCGTTTATAATTCCAAGCTGACCGTCATACAAATCTACATTTTTAACCAATTTAAAACTTACCGGCTTACTGCTTTTTTTCCATTCTTCAAGTTTTCCCAGAAAATACTCCGCATTCTGAAATACATCTTTTTCATATTGAGCAAAGGGATATTTCTGAAATACCGGCAATATCAATTCGTCTATTGTTATTTCCGTCAGACCCGGAGTCTTTATAAGATTGACTTCACCCTCATTAATAAGGGTGATAGTCTTATTGTTATTGCCAATCTTATATGATATTTTTCCAGGTGTTACAGGAAACAGCACATCTTTTATATACATTGAATACATTATATATGCACTCCTTCCGCTGCTGAAATCATCTGTTCTTCCATTGTCTTTCTAAGGTGCTCTGTCACACCGTCAAGGTCGAGTTCTTTGCTTATTTTGTTGTGATTTGTCTGATGCACTGTTATCTTTGCCGTAGTAAAACGGTTTATGTATTTCTGTGCCGCCATATCACGGATATATTTCAAGTCCTCACTTGTTGCCGTAAGTGCCTGTGCCGACTTTGCCGTATTCTTTGCCGTGCCTGCCGTGTTTTTCGCAGTTGCGGCGGTATTTGCAGCAGTAGCCTGATTCAGATTAGTTCCCTGAGTTTTTCTTAAAGTTTTCTCATAATCATTTTTATTCATATCCGTTGCAGCTTTTTTGCCACTAAACATATTTTTGACTTTGTTTGTCACTCCGTCACCAAATGATGAACCTGATTTGTAGGCTTCACCATAATTTTTTCTTTTAATCATATATTTTGACGGGTCAACTGTCTTAACATATACTTCCTGTTTCCCAACAATCCCATCAACATAATTACTAAACTGATTTCTAACCCCAGATATTCCATCTGATAAATCTGTTCCTATAAGCGTATCTATAGTTTGAGCAACTGACTGGGCAACAGACATAATCGTATCAAGCAGGTCACAAAAGAGTTTTGCAACAGCTCCTACGGGGTTACGAAAAACATTTCCTAAAAAGTTAGCAAGTTTAGCAATTAAATTCCAAAGTTCAATCAACAATGAAATAATAGTGTTGACAACTCCTATGATAAGATTTTCTACAACTGATACTACAACTTTCAGACTGCCACATATAACACCAAATGTACTTTTTGCAACTCCGCCTGTCTTGGCTATTTTACTTGCAACCAAAACAATCACTCCTATAAGTGCCACTATCAATAAGATAATCCAAGTCAACGGACATGATAGCAATGCCTTGTTAAGTCCAAGCTGTGTTGCCGTAGCTGCCGCAGTTGCAGTCACTTCAGTTCCTGTGGCTGCTGCGTGTGCGTATGCCGCAACACACATAGCCATCTTTATCCCTGTAGATACAAGCTCCACCGCTTTTACAATAGCCATCGCTGCACAATATGCTGCTATTGCCGCCGCAACACCATATACTATCGGACTAATTGCAGACCAGTTATTTATTACAGATGATGCACAATTTGCTATCCAGCCTGCCACCGGAGCAAGCAGGGTTATTGTCCCTGATGCAATATTTCCTACATTGTTAAGCACTGTTTCAGCCGTACTGCCAAGACTTTTTATGCCGTCTAATATCGTTCCAAAGCCGGCATTTGACAGTCCCTCATTTACACCGTCTATCACACTGATAAGACCTCTTGTTACTGCTGCCTTAGCATTTGCTATGGAAGTTGCCCATGTATCACCTGCTTTTTTTGCGGCACCTGATATATTAAGCACACCATTTGTTCCATTTTCAAAAGCACCTGATACCGTGTTGATAAAGTCCTGTGCGGATATTGTTCCCTTTGATAGATTTGACTGCACTACGGAAGATGATTGTCCTGTTGCTTTTGCATATATTCCTACAGCATCTATTCCTCTGTCTGTCAAGCGGTCAAGCTGATCCATCTCAACTTTTCCTTTTGTCATCATCTTTCCTAATGCGTCCGTCACCTCACGCAGAGAATCATTTGTTCCGTCGCCATAAAAAGCAACGGCATCCGACCATGCCTTTACCTGGTTTACGGCATCACCTGTTCCCATTCCTCTTGTAACAAAATTCTGAACGGAACTTGCCGCGGTATCAAGACCATAGGCTGTACCTTTTGTCATATCCTTAAGTTTTGCAAGTGATGCCGTGGCAACATCCGAACTTCCTGTAATCGCTGTCATTGTTCTGCTATAGTTACTCATGGTATCCATTCTGTTTATAGCTGCGTCCATCTGACCTTTAACCGCACCTATAGCTGATTTGACTATTGATAATCCCGCTAAAGCTCCTACAAGTGACTTTGCACCTGATACTCCGCCCTGCATACTTTGATTAAAGTTTTGCTGGCTTCTCGTATTCTGTTCAATCTGATTACCGACACGGCTTGTCTGTTCTGTCATTGCCGCCGGAACTGCCGTCTGGGATAATTCCTCTCTCAATCCCTGTGCTGCCGTTGTCGCCTGATGCAATTCACTTCTGATATTCTCATAGGCAGACGCATCCACATCGGTATTCATTGTATTGTTCAATGCTTCCATCTGCGACACAGCCATGTTCACGGAATTGATAATATTCATAAGCGGTGCACTAAACCTGTCTACAAGTTGTATTCCTGCCTGTATTGAAGCCATATCATCACCTGCCTCTCGCTTTTCTCTCAGCCTTTTTTTGTTCTTCCTTTTCTGCTTCAATAACAATATTTATCGAAGCTATGATAAAACTTTTTTCACTTTCTTCCATCTCAATCCATTCTGACGGTCTGATTTTAAGTTTATGAAGGGCATAATGAGCGTATGCGGCTTCATTATCCCCTCCGTTTATTAGTTTTTTGCCTCTTCCACCTTGTCATCCAATGAATCAGAAAAGCCCTGGAAATCCTGAACCCATGTGCATAAATCCTGATATTCTCCCGGATCATCCACCATTTCATATACAAGGTCCTCAGGTTTCTTTACCCCGTAGCTGTCCTGAAGTTCTTTGTTATAAAGATCAGGTGTTACCGTAGAAGCAACTATCATACTTACAAGATACTTTGATGTATTAAGTTTAGGACGATACATATTCGGCTTACCCTTTACCTGAACATCTATTGTGCAGTCATCACGAATCGACTCATTAAGTTTTGAACTGATATGCTTAAATTCCCAGCGGAGTGGCTTTCCATCACTACCAAGCATTGACTTAGTCGGTGCGTACTCCTCATTTTTCTTCTGAATCTTGTTGTTTTTCATAAATCTGCTTAAGTTTGACATATTTTCTATTTCCTTTCTTTTTTAATTTATTTATGGCTGCCTTTTATGAATTTGATGTTTCCGACATTAAAAATCCGGTTAATTCAGCAAACTTCTTAGGAATACTAAAGTCCTCAAATGTAAAATCCATATCCTCGTCAAGATACTCTCCGTCAGCATCAAATTTTGCAAGTACACCACCATCTATATTGCATCCTGTCAGCACGATCTCCTGTCGTCCTGCCGCCGAACCTTTGTCCTCATTGACTATAGTCATATCGAAATATGTATCCAAACCTGAGTCTTTATAGTTGTACATCATCTCACGAAAAACAGATGTATTGTAATGGAAAGTTGCCTTACCGGTTCCCTCCCATCCGGTTGCCTTATTTCCTTTTCCCGTCTGACCGAGAATAGGAATCTTACTCTTTGTCTTTGTAAATGTCACTTCAACATTTAATGCCTGCATAAAATTATATCTTTTATCGCCTATAGTGATATAACACTCGGCAAGAGGTGCCGCTACCGTATCTTTTGCAAGCATAACAACATTTTTCTTTGTCTCTTCTGGCATCTGAATATCCCCCTTTTTACGATATTGTGACTGTCATATACATCTTTGACATTGCATTAACTACAGTTACAGCATTTTCAACTACTACAGCTTTCTTTGTATCACCCTGTAAAACCTTAACATCTGACTCATTAAAGTTTTCTATTGCTCCAATACGCTGAAGCTCTTTGCGGAGTTTTACAAGGTCAGTCCACAGTGCAGTCCTGCCAGCCTGGTTGTTTGGCATCTTTCCGAGATACTTTGTATTAAACAAAACAGCATCATCATTTGCTATCTGATCAATGACCCTGATAGTCTGATTATCTTTGAATACATCTCCCTGCGTGTCAGTTGTCGTCACCATCGTGTTTATATCATCGAGTACACGGACTTCACCGCTCACATTATGAAATACAAATTCACCACTCTGTAAAGCCGTCTTAAGCTGTGTCTGCGTATAATCAGTATCAGGTTCAAACTCGCCATCATATACTCTGTTCTGAACAGATGCACTGACGGAACATCCACATTCTGCTCCTGTCGTCCAATACACAAGTGATGCTGCAGACTCTCCATCATCAAGTACCTTGTTTTTCACGCTGATAACTCCCATATGATCTGCTTCTTTATAGTTGTATAATACAAGCTGGAATTTGATTCCCATCTCATCACGAAGCCTTTTAACAAATGATACATAAAGTCTCTTTGTAACTTCATCCTCCACCACAACACCCATTGCGTTATAGGCAAAGGACTCAATCTTATCAAGATATTTCTGATGAGATTCTCCGGATGTGGTTCCGTTTGTTCCATCTGAGAGTTTAATCCCTGCTGCCACGGTAAGCTCTGCATCTGCCTTAAATACAACATAATCATTTGCTGCAAGCTCTTTTGCATTTGCAACTGTCTGACTGTCAACTTTTGAGGCATCAAGATATGTTACTACATCAAATTTTGACGGTTCATCCACATTCTTGGAAACACTTATCGTAATATCGTTTCCTCTCGTGCCTGCATATCTTGCCTCGGCAATGTCACTTGACGCTTTCTTTCCACCGCTGTTTAAACGGTACGCATAAAGCGTTACAGCATTGATAAAAAGGTCACGAAGCCCTTTTAATTTGTCGCTGTCATACGCATATCCGAATATCATCTTTGAATTTTTCTGAAAGTCCTCATTTGTCACAGTAAAGACCTGTTCGTCAGGACCCCAGTCGAGTTCAAGCGGCATTGTACATATACCTCTGTCAGACAGGCTTGCCGTTGCCGCCGCAGCCGACACAAAGTTTATATATGTTCCGGGTAATACTTTGTTCTGCGTTGTAAAACTTCCTCCACCTAATGCCATTATCTCACCTTACCTTTCATAAATTTTCTGATAAGCTCATCAACCTCTGCCAATGTGTACTCTTTTCCATCTTCAAGCACGGCATTGACAACATCTTTCTTATCAATATATCTGGCAGATGTTACCAGATTATCTTTCTTAAATCTGATTTCAGCCTGTGGCTTATTTTCAGATTTTTTATTATCTGCCGCAGCATCCGTTTTCCGGACACTTACGGACTTATTTTTGTTTTGCGGCATAATCATCACCTATCCTTTCGCCTTAACTCTGGAGTTCACGCTTTCCATTCTTGGTACATCCTCTTCCGGCTTTCTTACAAAGAAATCATAATTTACAAAAAAATGTAAAATATCATCCGTTATCTCATAGCTCATATCCGTACCACGAAGCAAACCTGAGTCATACGGTATTGTCTCAAGAAGCATTAACAGGTTCTCGCCAATATCGTACAGTTCCCTTTTTGTGGTACTTTCTGAAATATACTGGATACAAAACGGGTTCTGCTTTAAATATCTTTTTCCCGGATACTTTTTTATACCCGGCTTTAAGCTCTGAATAAAAAAGCAAGGTTCATCTAAACCCTGCTCTATACTCTCTATATAATTTTCATATCCATATTCTGAATAAAGCACATTACTTATTGACTCAGCTATCCCGGTTATCATCATTAAACACTCCCTCCAAAAATTTCTGAACTTTCTTTTCAATTATCTTTGGGGCGGCATTTTGTAACTCCTGCACGGATACTGTCATCATAAAACGACCCTCTACCCAGCCACTTTTAAGTTTCTTTCCTATCGCCGGCACATATCTGCCCGGTGTCTGTCTGTGGCCGTACTCGACATAACTTGCATATTCAACAGGATTTATTATCTCCACTTCATATGCGTTACCTGTATTCCTTATCTCAAGACCTGATACGAAGTCCTCAACATTAGATGTTCCTCCATCAGAGCCACCGGACGAAGTCCAGCCCCTGCGCAGTGTTCCACCCTTTCTTGAGGACATTACAAGAAACTTATTCTCGCCGTCATCCTCAAGGTCATATGTATCTGAATAATCGCCAACCGGTGTCCTTTTGATAACCTTTCTGAGCAGTCTTGCCGCAATCTCTTTGGCACATGACTCACAAAATTTTTCGGCATCACTCTGACTTATCCTGTTTAGTTTTGTTTGCAATTCTCTTAACTCTTTTAAATCCACACTGCCCATTCCAGCCATCTAAGCCCACCTTTCAAACAATTCAAGCACTATTTCCTGATGTGTCACATATACTGCAGGTACACCGCTGTATGTATAATCCTTTGTCACACCGTTTTGCGTCACTGTTATCTTACTTCCGGGATTTATGATTATATCAGGTGCCGTAAATAATTTAATAGTCTGTGATACCGCCATTGCCGCTGCCGTATCTGCTGCCGCCTGTTTACTCTGAAAAGACAGCTTACACGGTATGTCTTTAAGCACCGCCACATCATTAAAAGCCGTCAGATGCGTTTTTTCATCTTTGACTTTCTTATGTTCATACACTGTCATTCTACCGCTGTATGCGGCTTCCTGTGCCTTTCTTGCGGCTTCAAATGCTTTGTTTACCACATCTACCATTTTATCCTCCTGAACGATGCAAATTCGCTCTTTCCATATGACCTAAGATAATTGATAAAATTATCAAGCCGCTGCTCCGGAGTAAGCGAACTTTCCCCCGTGGCAAACACCGTGTTCGTATCTCCTGCCTGTATCTGCTTAACAGCATATGATAAATCTATGTTCAGGCTCTCAGTGGCAAATGTCTTTTTGCTCAAAAGAAATTCGCCCACTGCCATATCAACAGCTATATGCTCAAGCCCCTCCGGAACATCCTGCCAGTTTATTTCATTTTTTATCGTGCTTCTCACTTTCTCAACGGCAAATGTAATTGAAAAAGCATCTGAACTGTCAGTTTCAACACCCAAAGAAGATAATCGTTTTAAGACCGCATCTGTATTAAACATACCTTATCACTTGCCTTTCCTGATTCTTCCTTTTGTCTGTGCATCAGGCTCCGGAGTTTCTTCGTCTGATTTCTTTTCTTCATCAGGCTCGCCCGATATCTCATATCCCATATCACGAAGTTTTTCCGCAAGCTCTGTATCATTTGTTTCAAATCTGCCATTTACAAATTTACAAAGCTGACAGCCTTTTTCCTTATCCCAAAGGATATTTGATGTAAGCGGCTTTTTATTTATGATATACATATTCTTATCACCTCGCTTTATTTTACTTCCAGTCCTGTTATTGCACCATGTAAAAATGCCGGCGCATGTGCAAGTCCTATCTGGCCATAAATCTGTATTCTGTCAGATGCACCATTCTTTGCAAGTTCCTCCTCGAAAAAGTTTCCTTTTCCCGGTACCGGCTGGAATACAGGAGCTATCTGTGCCACATCTGCCACAAGCAGACCGTCTTTCTTCATAAACGGATCATAGCATATTCCGACCTTACAGAAATCACTTTCAATCTGTGTGATGTTCATTCCGGCAATGTTCTGTGTCATCTGCATCTGTGCTTTGAAGAAATCAGCATACAGATTTGTTATAACCTGTTTAATATATGAATTACAGAAAAGTACCATATTACCAAACATTGCTCCATTGTCAGCCATTTCCCTAAACAACTGATCCAGCATATCCTTAGATAATGCGGCACTCTTTGCATCGATTGATGTTCCTGCATCCGAAGTACAAAGTTCCAACATTCCACGGGTCTTGTTTGCCGTATCTCCATCCGTTGTCTTATTGTAAGTTCCATTGAGGAACGAAAACTCAACATCCCTTGCCATCTTAATAAGTTTCTGCTGAATCTGGAATGCTTTTTCATCATTTGGATTTGCGGACTGGTTAGCCGAATTTAAACCTGACAGCCTGCCGCTGTTTGACTGATTTGCATATGTCAGATCTATTGTCTCCTGATGAATCTGCACGACATTTGTTTTCTGATCTCTTGCTATGTGTGATGCTGCCGGAGCTGTCACTGATGCGTTTTCTGAAATATCAGGCTGTGCCGCCTCCGGAAGTGAATACTCAACACCTGTTGAAAATTCAAAATTATCTGTCTGTTTTCCACCTGTCAATCCGCCTATCATAGATAAAAACGGTGTCTGTGTAGGTGATGCCGTAAATAGATCACCTGCATAATTTGGTAAATTAAATGTGTTACCTGTCCCTGCTACATTCTGTGGCATATTTTATCACCTGTCCTTTCTTTACATCAAAGCGATTCCGTCATTCTGAAACGCTTCCTGCTTGATATTGATAACTTCTAACTGGTTGCCGTTCTTTCTTGCCTCCGCAAGTCTTGCTTCATAGCCTGCCTGCTTTGAATTTGGCACCATTGATGAACTGCCCGGCTGAAATCCAGTAAACTTTGTCTGTGTCTGCTCAGGCTCACTAAATAAAAACTTTGAGCCGTCATCAGCCTTAAGTTTATCAATCTGTTCCGTAAGACCTTTTACAAGACCATCATCCGACAACGCTGCATCATCGAGATTAAGCAATGCCCTCGCCGCCTTAATGTTCTTTGCACCACTCTCCGTAAGTGCCTTATCAACAGCCGTATCAACCTTAAGCTGTGTAAGCTCTTTCTCATGTGCTGCTGCCTGCGTCTTATTGTCCTCCTGAAGCTGTTTAATCTGTTTCTTAAGCTCCTCATTGTCACCGGCAGATGCTTTCAGGTCCTCAAGCTGTTTATCACGCTCTTTAACCTGCTTTTTGAGATTTGCATTTTCAGTCTGCACTTCTTTGCCTGCATCCTCAACATCAGCTTTGTTGATGCTAAGGACTTTGTCCGCCTGCTCTTTGTCAAGACCTAAATCTTCAAGTTCCTGTCGTGTCATATCTGCACCATCCTTTCCGTATCGGTTTAATGCCTTGTCATACCCGGCAATTTTATGTATAAAAAAAGACCATGAAAAAATCTGGTCTTTTAATATCTTTATGGTTGCACCGGTGCAACTTTTTTAATCTTCTATTTCTTCCTTATCCTCAATCAGCTTTAAAGCCTCCTCCGACAGTAAAGGGTCATTTTCAGCAAAAGGAAATTTTACCTTTACATCTTCCGGTGTCTCTATTGCCGAATACAATTCTACACCCTTGTCCAAAAGTTCGGAAAATGTATCTATAGCCCTCCTTGCCTTATCCCGTTCTTCCTCATTTACAAGTTTTATACCACTACTTTCCTCTATTTGAGATACTGCATCATCAAGCATAAGCGTTTTCATTCTTCTAAAGGTATCTATCATCTCCTGCCCTACTTCATTTTTTTGCCGCATAGTTTCAAGAATTTCTTTCTGTTGATTTATAACCACTTTATTAGAACGAAACTGCGTTGCAATCTCCGACATTTTTGAAAGAATCGACATAATGACATGACTTCCTGCTGCCGCCTTAATAAAAAGAGACAACCACATAGAACCCACATCAACCGTGTTAAAAACAATCTCCTCTCCACTTCCACTTATAAAAGGACACTGACTTAATATAAAATCAATATCTTTCATGTATTGTATATATTCTTTTAAATCATTACACTTTGGTATTTTTATATCAATTCCCTCTTTAGCTTCACCAGCTTCTAATGACTCATATAATTTTACCACCGAGTCTAGTCTGATTTTTATCTCATTTAAAACACTGTTAAAATTTGTTTTTGTAACAGCGTCTATTCTTGGATTTGCATCACTTCTTACATATACAGGAATGATTTTTATTGCATTATCTGCATAATCTTTGATAAATTCCATTTCCCTTAGTAAACTCAAAGCTGTAATTCCATTTTCCCACCCATTTATTTCAAATTCTCTTGAACCATTAAAATCAGAAAAAGTAATTTCATCAATACTTCGTTTTGCTGTTTTACAAAGATAATATATATTATATAATCTCAAGCCATTCACCTCTTTAATCACATATCAAGCATTTTTCTTATAAGTTCTAAATCCGTTACCTCGAATGTTACTTTCCCACTCACAGGCTCCATGTCCTCATATCGAAGTCCCGAAAAAAGCAAACGCTCACATGAACTCTCACCCTGCACATCTCCTAAGGCTTCATATACTTTTCCCGAATTGAACTCATTTTGTATCTGATATTCAATATCCTCACACAGCATAAATGATGCATGAATTATCTTTTCACCTTTACACTGTCTGCCTAATATCGGAGTTATGTTTTTTATTTCTTTTATCTCTATCTTTCCAGCAAACCTTGCAAGCGGTAATCTCCTGCCTGCTGTAATCACATTAAGCTCTGCATTTGTGATATTTAATGTTTTTATTAGTGTTGTCATTTTTTACTGTCCCCATCCTCATTGTTTTGTACATCCTCGTCGTCAGTAAGATGCTTATCCGGAGCAAGCGTTCCAAATTCATGCATTACTTTCTCCAGCATTTTATGTGTGTATGCTTCTTCTTTTTCTTCCTCTGTCAATTCACCATCTCCTATTGTTACAAACTTAGGTATTGACAATTCCATTCTAAGTTTTCTACATTCCTCTGGTGAAAGCTCTTTTCCTCTTTTTATCTGTTCTTCTTGTGGCAATAAAATCCATTCTCTCGCAGTCAACATATCTATACCTCCCTAAGCAAAATGCTCCATTTGTCATCAGCAAAATATTTATCTATAACTAAAAATTTTGAACCTCTTTCATAAAGCACCTCATTCTCATTTAATCCTATATTTCTTATATCATGTCCATTTTTAGCACCGAGAATATAAATCTGTATTTCTGAATTACCAACATCCACCTTTCCTGTCGTTGTACTCCAATATTGTGGTATGTGTGTTATTTTCCCAACCACAAAACTTTCTACAAAACCCCTTGTTTTTTCTTCAGCATCCGACCAACTTGAAAAATCAACAGTTCTTAATAAATCACCTTTATATTTCGGAACTTTTGACAATGCACTGTCTAACAAATTTATAAACCTCTGCTGTTCATTACTTAATTTTGTAATATCGTCTGTGTTTCTAAGTGCTTCATTTATCACATAGGAGTCAAAACTTTTATATCTTATAATTGCTCCCAATTCATTATCTGACAATTTCATTATATCATCTTCCAACCCATTTTGCATCTTTTTTAGCGGCAAACTCAACTGCTCCATATCATCTTTTGCCCCGCCTTTTACAAATGCCTGTTCCCACTCCTTATATGTCATATTCCCCGGCACATAATAGACCTCACCGTCCTCATTTCTTGCGGCTCTCTCTCCTACTATGCCCAGTTCTTCCTCATCGTCAAAATAAGGCACTGTCGTGCTCCTGCAATATACATGAAACGGCGGTGCGTTTACTCCAACTTCCCACTTCGACATTGGAAAGTGTTTTCCATCCATGCTCCTGCAGATATTTGAGGTGTGGCTGTCAAGTGTTGCCACTATCTCAAATTCTTCTACATCCAGTTCCTTAAAGGCTTCTCTCTGTGATGCGGCACTAAAAAAGGCCTGTTCTGTCATAACAAGCCTGCCTGCTGCCCTCTTTGATACATCCATTCTTTTTGACAATTTATCTATTGCCTTTTGCGGACTTTCTCCGAGTATTATATTTTGTGTGAGTATCTGATTTAATTCGCCGACAAGTTTTGTCCCATTACCCCATATGCGTTCAGAGAAGTTCTTGCCGTCTGCCGCCCACGGACTGTTTATGACCTTGTCTATCTTTCTTTTATCTATTGTGGAAAAGTCCCAGCCTATGTGCATACCTTTCTGAATTTCATATGCGGTGTGCATATAGCCGTCTTTGTAGACATTTCGCATTGTTTTGTCTATAGCCTTTTGCTGGCGGGCTGTCAGGTTTTCAATCTCCTGTCTTAAATCCATTTTCATGGCTTCAAGTCTTGATATGTGATATTTGGCAGATGCGTTTTCAAGCTCTTTCATCCATCTGCCGTTGACACCGTTTTCCCTGCCGTACTTTATGTACTGATTTACATCCCACTTAAATTCCTTAAGTTCATTTGCATCGAGCAGTTTATACGCATCCTGCATAGTCACATCATTGTTTACGGCAAGTCTGCCGTACCACTCATTTATTTTCTTGTCTATACTTTTTATTGATGTCCGGTACTGCTGTTCGATTTCATTACAACAGTTTTTTCCTTTTTGGTTTTGTGCTGCTTCAAGCTGTAAAAACCTCTTTTTCCAATAATCTGCATTTGGCACTATTCTTCACCTACATCCTCTTTCTTTTTCCGCTCATCCGGTGTTTCTTCCTGTTTTTCATCATCCTGCTGTCCGTCCTCCTCGTCCTGCTGCCCGAACGGCTCATACATAGATGCGGCTTCCTCCTGCTCTTTCTGCTTCTGCTCCTCAATCCTTTGCATTTCAAGTTTTGGGTCATCCACCCACGGATGTTTGCCTATTATGGTTTCATTTGATATAAGTCCCGATGATTTCTGACAGTTGTCAATTATCTCTCCCTCGTTCATCAGAATGTCACGGTTGAATATTATGTTTACTTTTTCATTTTCAAATGAACCGTGCCCTGTGTTTGCAAGGTGCATATTTACAAACCACAGAATATCTTCAAATGCCGCCTGGTATTCTGTTTCCATGTCATTTGCATCTAAATCTATATCTGAATACATTGATAAGATATTCATCTGATTTGCATTACCGCCGAGCCTGTCGTCTTTGGCATCATAGCCCATTGCATTTTCTATTAGTGCCTTTTTGAATATCTCCAATATATTTTTATAATTTTCTGCATTTACATTTATCTCCAGAGTCTCGACACCGCCCTTTGTATCTCCGTCATATCTGACTTTGACAGCTCCAAAAGTGGCAAGATTTTTTCTAAACTCTCCGAGGTTTGTTCCATCGTAGTTCTTTAATACAAGTATTGTATTCCTTGCGTCCTCCTGCATATTATTTTCAAAATCAGATAACATTACATTTATACCATCCTGCAATGTCTTTACATTCTTTATAAGCGGTGTTTCAAGCTCATTTCGCTTTAAAGGTATAAGAGGTATGCGGGACCAGTTTAAACCGTCTGCTGCCCTGTCTCCGTCCGTCATAGTCACATAACAACTGTCCTGTTCATTTACAGTCACATCAGGAATGAGTGTGGCACCGTCAAGCACATATCTGTGCACCCCCGTCATGTCAAACACTTCTACTTTTTCTATAACCACGGGAATATTTTTTTCATAGCCAGCTACAAGATAAAGCCTTACCGCGCCCTGCAGCTTTGTATGCTCTGAATCCGTCCAGAACGGAAGTATCTCATATGACGGAAACAGTCTGAAAGTAAAACTGCCCTCCTCATCATAATAAGGATAAAGCCATGCCATACCTCCATTTAAGGCATACTTACCTGACTTTTTCAGAGTCCTCATAAACTTTTTATTAAATACCTCTTTCAGAAGCTCTGAATACTGTTCGTTGTCCGTCTCTATCGTGAACGGATTGCCAAGCAGATAATTACTTTTCTGATTTACCATCTTTGCATATTGGTTATCTATATTACGGTTATTCGGAAGATTTTCCACCACCTGCAGTTTGCCGTCCTCACCTATCATTGTCCTTTTACGCATCAGTATGTCGTGCTCATTGTCATAATACAGATGCCCTTTTATCTGCATATGTCTTTCAGGTGAGTTCTTCCACCGCATTATGGACTGTTCAAGAAATTCCTTATCGCTCATATCACCGTTTACTCCGTAAAGTATGAAATGAGCTATCCTGTCAATCAATCTGTTAAATCCGTTCACTGTTTCCTCCTAATCAAAGCTAAATGCATCACCTCTTGATATATCTTCAAATGCGTATCGCATTGCATCCATAAGGTGATTAAAGTCATCAATCGGTCTGTTTATCTTTTTACCTGTTTTTGTGTCTGTATCCCATGTGTAGTTGCTTATCTCCGTAATGAAATTTACACATCTCGGATGTATGATAATGTGATAATCCTGTATAAAGTCAATTCCATTGTTGATGCTGTCTTTTCCTTTTCGTGCTTTTCTTATGCCCTTTAGTCCAAGCTCTCTCAACCTGTCTATTGACTTTGATTCTGCTGAATCGGCGGTTATCTTTTCTTTCTGATAACCCATCTTTTCAACTTCCGTGGCAATCGACTCATTGCTCATGCCCGGATTATACATTTCATCAAATACCCATATTATTTTGCTGTTCGTGTCAATAAAACCGCAAAATAAAGCACTCGGATCGTTCGTATAACCGAAATCAAGTCCGAATGCTGTCTTTACTCCTGATATTTTCTTTACATCCTCAATAGAGAACGCTTTTTCTTCCCAGTTTTCATATACAAGACCGTCAACTATACCCCAGTCTCCCAGTCCCGCTACCTGGTATCTTCTCGGATTTTGTTTTTTCATTGTTTCAAAAACTTTTAAATCCGCTTCATCAAGCCACTCATTACATTTGTAATTCGTAGTCATTGCAAGTATATCAGGGTCTTTCTTTGCATCAAAAAAACGCTTCTTTATCCAGTGGTGTTCATTCCACGGGTTTAAAGTAAGCGTTATCTGTTTAAAAAGTCCTGAGCCATCGGGAACAGCTCCACGAATCGACTCGTCAAGCATATTAAAGTCATCTTCTGAACTTATCTCATATGCTTCCTCAAGCCACATCCAGCACAGACAGCCTACATCAACCGTTATTGATGTTACTTTCAGCGGGTCATCAAGTCCTCTGAAATATATCTTCTGTCCTGTCGGCTTGTATGTCATTTCAAGCGGCGATTCTTTTATATCCCAGTGTGCATCCACACCAAGTCTGTGAATAGCCCATTTTAACTCTGTAAAACATGAGTCCTTAAGTGTCCGGTATGTTTTCCTGACTACAAGTGTATTTGCATCAGGATATTTCATCATATTGGTGATATACCAGAGAGCCGTTGTCTTTGACTTTTTAGATGCTCGTGAACCTTTACAGACACGATATCTGCCTTTATATCTCCAGTATGTCCCATATCCTTTTCCGACCAGCTCCGGCAGTCTTACATTTACTTTTCCGGACTTAGTCTTTTTATTTTCTTCAGGATATAATATAAATTTCTGATAAGCGAATATGTGCTGTGAAGATATTCTGTTTTTTACCATAGGCACTTACCTAATCTTCCAAAGCATCTTCACCGGATATTACTATCGGCACGGCAACATTTACATCTACCTTGTCATTCCACATTCCAAGATGTTTTCCGAGCATTTCAAGTGCTTTCAGTTTTGAAAAAATCTTAATCTCACTCTCTTCACCGGTTCCGTTTTCTCCGCTGAAAGATTTATGTTTTATCGATTCTACACAGGCAAGATCCTCTGGTCTGGCATCTTCTTTTATCTCTCCGCTGCTTTCTACAATATCCGTAATCTTGACAAATGCTATCTTTGCAAGTTCCAAGACTACTCTGTCCTGATTTATGCCGGTGCGTCTGCTCCTCAATGCCATTGCCTCTCCAATAGCACTTTGAACCTTAACATTTCTTAACATCCTTGAACCCTGCACATCTGCCGTTTTTACTGAATATCCTGCTCTTATGGCAGCCTGTGTTGCGTTCAGGTCAACGAGGTATTCTTCAACAAATCTTTGCTGTTTTTCCGTTAATTTAGCCATATCACAACACACCTGCCTTTCAAAATATGATATAGCCAAGCAATATTCCAAGCAAAATGCCTGTGATTACAGATGAAAACCATATTGTTAATAATCTTCTGATTATTGCCTTTTTTCTTAAACCTCTTGAATAAATCATCCGCTCACCTCCGGTCATTCTGCTGCCGCCTCACTCGTTTTATGTATATCCATGTACAGAAAAGACCGGCTATTACACCGGTCTTTCGCATATCTACATAATTAACAAGGAGGTTACTTTTCTTTTGCTTCGCATTATAACAATATCATACTTTTCAGGTGACATTCACTGACATTTACTCCCATTTTTATTAAAATACTATAAATTTTCTAAATTACAGATTAAATTTTTCCTCCAAATGCTCAAATGCCTTTTTATGTGCCCTATACACTCTTTTCTTATATTTCTCAAAATTATAGTCGAGGTCTTTTTTATCACTGTATATAAATTTCACAATATCATTCCACTCTTTTATATCAATATATCTTGCAAATAATACTGCTGCCTCGACCGGATTTTTTAAGCTTCGGATTATCTTCTCTGCCTTTATGCTTTCTCTCGCAGTCCTGCTTTTGAGAATATCAATATATTTTTCCTGTTCGAGTATCTCAGATACATCATGTGCCATGTTTGCATCTCCCGATGAGCGGCTGCCTTTTGGCATACCTGAAAGGTCAGGAGAGGATATTGCCGCCATGTTTTCCTGCATATCTCTTAATCTCTTTTGTGCCATTCTTAATTTTATACGGTTCTGTCTTATGTTTCTGAAATACTCTCTCATTTTCTATACCTCCATCAATATTCTTCAGGTGCCGGATTTTCCGGCAATGGCATCCAGAACATTATCCTGTCCGCCGCAAAACTCCATCTTAATTTCCCGTTATCCTCTACAACACTCATAAGCGACTGCCTGCACTGTTCTTCATCAATCTTTCTAAATGCGATATATTCTCCCGGCTCATCAGGGCAGGCTTTTCTTCTCGTCGATACCCACTCACCAAAAGCCGGTACAAACTTTTCATTCTCCGGTAATACCTCAGGATAATTGTGTATCTCATACTGACCGGAAACAACATCGCTTTCTTCTGTGTCATTTTCTTCCGGAGGATTCATTGCATCGAAACCATTACCACTCACAGCATTTTCAGGTTCTTTTGATACTGTATCACCGCTTATATCACTTTTCTGTTCTGTTTGCTTATTTTCAACAGCACTCAACTTTTCTTTAGTAACGGCAGTATGTTCATGTTCTATAATATCCTGCTCATCTTCATCAACATCCGGCTCAATTTTAATATCTTCATTACACATTTCATATACAAATTTAAACGCATCAGTCAACTGCTGCCATGTCGTTTCCTCTGCCTCTCCGGTACGGACATTTATAATAACAGGTGGTTCATCAATGCCGTTTATTGACAGCATCAGCTTTCCTATTCCCTTTACCCTTGCCGGAATCATATCCACACCGCTCGGACTCAAAATATCGGAAAACTTTTCAGCAAATTCTTTTTCGCTATACATCGGATTTCCTGAATACTTTTTTAAAAGCTCTGCTGCCGTTTTAAATTTTTCATTATTTTCTTTAAAATAGACATACATCCACTGTTCAAATATATTTTCAAATTCTTCTGCAGGCTTTTCAGGTGTTTCCAATGCCACTTCTATATCTGTTATCTTTTCTTCGTCCCTCACTTCTTTACGGATATTTTGTATCTGACCTTTTGTCATTTCAGGCGGGATATTGTCAGCTATCGCATCAGGGAGTGTTATCATCTCGGCAAGTTTAGCTACTCCATAATCCTTGTATGCAGCCGCTATATGCTCTCCATATCCACCCTCCGAATATTTTTCATTTATCCTTATATACCTGCTTACCATGTCCTTAGACAAATTATATTCCGATTTGGCAAAATCATTTATATTTGCGTATCCGCTCTCATGCAATATAGTTGTGTCTTTTGCTATCCTCAGCAGGTAGCCAATCCTGCAAAAACTGTTTGCCGCCACGAGCATCTCTTTGTCAAGTTCTGCTTTAAATTCCTTGTATGTTTTCTTTTCAGTAAGTTCCATATAACCTCCTATGCTATTTTCTGCGTATCAGCAGACAATCTTTTATTTACTATTTCTCTGTATGTTCTAAGCCATTTAGCAATCTCTGTCTCCTCAGGCTTTTTATCATAAGCTCCATACCATTGCACTATATGATCCTTTTTAATCTCAATAGTGACAAATCTTATATCCGGATTTTTGCTATGCCTTAAAAACAATATTGTACTGGTCTGTCTGTTATGTGCACGGAGATAATTATCCCCGCCTACACAGTGATGAAGTACATGCCCCTCCTCGATTATGTCACTTGCCGACTTTGGAATAACTATCTGATACTTTTCATCCTTATACATATAAACTTTTGAAAGCTGTTTTATAAGTTTTGGTATCTGTGTATATTTTTCATCAGCAGTCATGCTTTTTTCTTTTATCTTCTTTGCATCGCTCTGCATAACCATTTCCTGATGTGCTACGTCAAGGTCACGGGGTTTTGAATACACATTGTTACTAAGGTCATAACCAAGTTCTATACGCATCTGTAAATAATCAAGATATTTTCCTGCCCTTTCATTCAGATAATGATAACCAAATCTGTTAGGATAATCGCCCTCTAAATCATCAGGACTTTCATATCCCACATACTTTGCAAGCTGATTTATAACCCTTTTAATACTCATATGTTCAGCAATCTGTAAAAGCTGCTCATATATCCTATGTGATGAATAACCGACTGAAAGTATCTCATAAAGCCATGCACAATATATCATTTCAAACTGCTGCCCCGTCTGCTTTTGCAGCCGGCATATATTCAATATTGTTATATTTCCCTCCTGTTCTATAAGATAAGGTATATCTTTCTTCTGTATTCCAAGCATATCCTCCGGTCTTGCTGCTGCCATATCCATATCATTTGTCTGGTAAAAATTAGCTGTAAGCGGCTCTGCCAACTTCCACAACTGCATTTTCACAAGATATTCAAGCTGCGGGTATCTCCTATATGCCTTAAAATATCCGTGAATATCTGACTTAGGATATTTACTTAAAAATCTGTCTATGGCACAGTATTTAAAAGCTGATTTTTTTATATTTGCAAGTGACGGCTCGTATAAAAAACCTTTTGGACTCTGATATGAGTACATCCCCGAACTATTTCTGTCATACCACTCTGTCTTATCTGTCCAGCCGTCATAATAACAAAAGTCTTTATGTTCCTCTGCCTTTGTTATGAAAAGCCTTGTCATCTCAGTATATTCATAAGCCTCTTTCACATCTTTTCTTATCACCTGTGATGCGGCTACCTCTCTTATCACAAGTCCGTCTTTGTAAGTATCTGCCTTATAGAATGTCAGTTGTTCATTAAACTTTCTTTTCCTTGCCTGGTACTTTCCCATTGCTCCACATATCTCACAGCGGCTTATGATACCCTGCTTTGGTGTTGCAACAATATTTTCACTCTGACTCTCATAGCTCACTCCATACTCAGTTGCCCGTCTGTACTCACAACCGCAAGCCGAACACTTAAAATCAGCATACCGCCCTTTTCGCTTATACCACATGATATGCTTACCGAGCCTGTCAAACTTCTTTTTGCAATATGCCTTAAACTCATCGTCAAGCGGTTCTACATAACTGCATCTTTCTTTAAGCCGCTGCATACGCCTCTTATATGCTCTGTCTGCCTTTTCACCTGCAATGGCACTCTCAAGCTGCCTTACAACATAAAACAAATTCTCGTCAATAAACCGTATCGTTTTAACTTTCTTTGCATATCCTGCCACTATGTCATATGTCTCTTTAGAATAAGCCATATCACGGCTTGCATATAGTGTTGATACTGTCTGCGGAAACCATATCTCTGAATTTTCTATTGATTTGCCCGACCAGTTCTTTGTGTCATATTCATAAATGCCATAATCAACCGGAGTGACTATAATCCGCCTAAGGGGTTTCTTTCGATTTTTGGGATAAACATCAAGTAATAATATACTGCTGCCGTCTATATCCACCACTCCTGCCGATACGCTGTAACGCTTTCCACGCTCACTGTAATCCGTAGGAATAGGCGGTATCTTAAGTATTGCTTTTTTCTTCATCTTTCTCTGCCCCCTTAGTACAATGACTCAATCATCTTTTCCATAGCTTCTTTTCCATCAAGATAATATGCTTTTATAACGGCAATAAGCTGTTTGTCAGTGCCACAGCACACTCCCATGCTGCCCGTCTTATGTTTGCCTGCCGCTTTTTTCATACTCTCTATTATTTCCTTTGTATTTTTTCCTTTTCCTCTTACTGCTGCCGCAAAGGACTCATCCCTGCACAATGTCATAGCCATTGATACAATGGTATCAAGTATCAGTTTAATTTCTTTATCTGCATATTTCTTTTCAATGTTCAGCTTTCCGACTGCTGCCGAAAAAACAGTACAAAATTCTCCCATACCGTCAATAAAATCATCCACATCCTCTTTATCCAGTCCGTTCTCCTCTGCAAGCACATAAAGATTTTCCTTGTCACCCTCCTCTAAAAGTCCCTCAGCACTCTTGTTTATTTCCTCAGCAGACTCAAACTCACCAAACACCTTAAACATTTCTTCCTTTGCATCTTTTTTAACCTCTCTTGCCATGCGAAGCTCCTTTCCCTGTGGGGCTGCCCCCACAGAATAAAAACAACTGATAAGTTACTGTATGTGATACGCTAAAAAGCGGTACAGTCAATAAAATCTGCCACCCATAAGACGCTTTACTACATTTAGCCCAATATACTCGCCCGCTGTCATTTCAACGCTCTTAAACGGCTTATATAAAGACTTTTCTCTCATACCGAGTTTTATTGCAATCTCCTTAAGTGTGTATGATTTTTCTTTGTCAAATAAATCAAATAACTGTTCCTGTAACCACTGCTTTAACTCCAAATCTCTCTGACGGTTTTTATGTGGTCCGTCATCACCTTTATGTTCTTCAATGGAAAGCGGTATAAGATTTAACTTAAAGTTCAATCCCCCCTGGCTTCTGAACACTATATGATGTAATTCTGCCATTATCTCCTATCCTCCATTTCAAAATCATATTGCATATTTGCAATCCTTTTACGAAGCTGTATAAACTCCGCTTCACTGTATTCATTTTTCTTTTCATCAACGACCGAAACAATGTGACCGCCCAATGCCATATCAGCAAGCAGACCGTCAATAAGCTCAAGGTTCTTAATTCCTTTATAACCCGACTCTCTCTGAGCCCTAAATCTACCGTCATTTATTCCTGCTGCCAACAGTGCATCATCTATGTGAAGCTCAATATCTGACCGCTTTGTAAACTGACTGAGGACATAATCAGCTATCAAAAGTGCTGCCCTATGCTTTGTAGTACCTGAAATCTTTCCGTACTTTTCAACCGTGTAAGTCTTACCGTTCACGATAGTTTCAAAAACTACGGAAAAATTCGCAATACCGCACCTGATAGACCCTGACCATGTCATATCAACAAACACCCTGCTCTTTGGCAGGTCAGGTTGCACCGGTGCAACTTCCCTGTTTTCCATCACAACGACCCCTTTCTTTGTTTTCAATGTGCCATATATGTAAAATCCACCTACATAATCAGAGTAAAAAATCTTTGAACCCGTATATGTAAATTTATTTTTATAAATTTTTTCAAATATTGATGATATATCATCACCTGACTTTACCATGTCATACATCTTTTTCTTTGTGAGTGTAGTAGTGTTCACGCGCTCGATAGGTCTTTTAAGATTGCGACTCGCAGCCCACCTGTGGTGACTTCTCTTTTCCTGCTTGGTTATGTATCTGCCATAACCCTCAAGACCGAAATCCTCATCAGGCTGTGCAATCTTGCTTTCGCTCCTGCCAAACTTCCACTTGCTCTCCGCCACATCCCTGTCCATGGCATTGATGATGATATGATGGTGAATACGCACTTTCTTTGTATCTTCACCCTCCGGAACATACTCGATAACATAAATATATTTAAGCTCATCAAGCCCCTGTTTTTTACGCTCTCTCTTTAATGCTTTAATATAGTTATTTATATCTTTTCTGGCTCTCTCCAGTGTCGGATAATATCCGTCTTTGTATGTAAGCGTTATAAGGAGATCACCTTTAACAAAATTAGTATTTAACAGCCTGATAACAGTAAGCTGTGCATTTTTATTATTTAGATTTTTCTGTGCTTCTCTTGACTCTCTGCTCTTTTTAGTCTTTGGAGTATCTTTTCTGGTATTCCATACCGGATAGATATTGCACTCAACAAAATTGCCTGATATGATCGTCTTTTCACATATCCTGCATTTTTTTATATAGTCCATCTTTGCTTTGACAGGATCTGCCTGTCCCAATACTGAACTATCGTATATGTCATCTAAGGTTAATTGTGCATGAGGTACCTGTGGTTTGGTTTTCCATTCCTTGCCATATACATCCTCAAAGCTGTACTGATACCATCTGCTCTTTTTTCCCTCTTTTGCCATGTGCTACCTCATATGTCCCATTTTTTAATACTCATTACAAGGACGGTAAAGGGGTTGTCCCCCTTGCAAAACCTTGTTTACTATGGTATATTTGAATTGCCATGTGCTTGTACTTTGTGCAAGTCACAATTAAGCCGCTTTTTCCCAAGCGGCTTTTTTCATGCTATTTTTATTTCAAAATAAATCTCAAACCAGACATCTGCACATACATACGCATCAAGTTCTTTTTGGTCGATTTCATCCTTTGATTTATTGCGTGGTATGCAGTGAAAACCTACTTCTTTTACATTCCTTTCAAGCAGCTCCCCGGCTTTTGAAGCAAGATTTCCAACATACCCGACATAAAGAAGCGAATCCGCTTTTATATGTACTCTGGTGGCATTTGCTATGCTGTCTGTAAGTTCTTTTAACTTCATCAAATCACCCCGTATTCTGCTAATGTGACTATCACACTCACCGCCCCGGCTACAAATACTGCTGCCACGAACAATGTTGTGTGTGCAATAATCTTTAATCTTTGGTTGTCAATAACTGCTCTCTCGTTTTCAAGTTTATACTTCTGACACTCCAACTGACTCTTGCGTATCCTCTCGTCCAATATCCTCTGTTCCTCTACTGATACTATCTCCTGCATTTTTCTTTTCCTCCTGTTCTTTTCTTTTCTGTTCCTCTGCTTCTTTTTGCTTTCTCAACTGATACTGTAAGCAAATCTTTTTTATGCCCATGATGATTTCTTCTTTTTCTTCCTCCGGTGTATCTATCCTGCGGTATCTGTGTACTGTACCATCTTCATAATGAAACTCTCCAACATACTCAAATGTTCCCTGGTCAGTAGTGACTGTCTCCATGGTTTCCACCTCCTGTTTATAGATATGTTTTGGGGAATTTGTCCTATCTCAAATCCGCTTAAATAATTTCAATTCTTTGCAAGATAGCGTAGGGCATAGATAAATTGCAATTACATTCATGCACAATTTTGCAATTTGTACATGCCCTATGCATATCTGCTTTTTCTCCATGCTGTTCTCTGTATTCTTCTACCTGTCGTATAGCACATTTTATGTAATCTTTATCTACTTTTCTTAAATGCTCTATTGCAGTCTTTTCGTTAAAATCACAGCGTTTTTGTTTATAACACAAAGAACACGGTAAGCCAAAATCAGCATTTTCTTTTCTATCACTCTGATAGTCAAATGCTCTTATATGCTGCATCAGACAATAAACATCTCTTTTTGTCTGTTCCTCACCATATTCCTCAACAGACTCCTTCAACATTTCAAGTGCCTGCTTATCGTCAAGACTATCAAGTAACTCCTGTGCTTCCTTAAACTTTCCCTCTGCCAGAAGTGCAAATGCCTGTTCCTCAATTTCACTTCTGCGGTCGTATTCTTCCTGTAAATCTTTTACGGCTTTTACTTTCTGTTCATGTTTCATCTGGTTCACCTCGCTTTCACATATCTCCACAAAAGACTTAACACAAACCCGTTAAATGTCATTCCCTGTTCCTCGGCTTCCTCTTTTAATTTTCTATGAAGTTCTCTCGGAAGTCTTAATGTTGTTACTATCATCCACACACACCTCATTTCAATTTGATGTCATAATCATACGAAAAAAGTCGGGGTTTTCCCCGTTGCTTAGGCAACGGGGTTTGTCAAGTGTTGTTTTTTTATGCCGTTATTTTTGCCTTACATGACTGTCCACGCATCCCGGCTGTTTTCTGCTTTTCATGCTCAACACCCAGCATATAGCCAATAATCAGCATCTTGTTATCTGTACCTAATTCCAGAAATCCTTTGGTTACCTTTTCCACGATTTCTTTTTTATTATTTTTCATCATCATCACCTCTTTCTTTTCTCAAAACCTTTATACCTACTACCAATGTTGCTGTTCCAACCGCTATCTGCACAATCGCAAATAATAACTGTAAAATTTCCATAACATTTCCACCTCTCTATCTATTTGACAACTCTTTAGAAAAAGCATATTATTTAACCAGGGAAGCAAGCGGGTAACTTGCTCCCCCTTTTGCATCAGGACAACATTTTGTAGATGTGGTCGATTAACTCTATGAGTTTATCAACCAATGTTGTTAGTCCCTGAAGCATTAAGACGATACCATTCATTATCGTCAGCCAGGTAAGAAGTTTCGGCTCCTTATCTGGTTTTTTGTTTTTATTTTGCTTTTTCTTATTAGACATTGTTTTGTCTCCTTTCGTTTTTATTTTGTCCTTACAAGTACATAATACGCTTATGTATTGTCCTTGTCAAGAGCTTTTTTGAAAAACATTTTATTTTTTGTCTTGACTAGGACAAAAAAACATTGTATGCTTTAATAAAATATAGAAATGAGGTGATTAAATGACTGCATTAGAAACTCTGAAACTGATATTGGGACTGATACAGATAGCATTAGGAATAACAACCGTTGTTATTGGAATAAAGATTTTGAAAGAAAAGAGGTAATTAAATAACTGCATGGGAAATTTTTAAATTTATATTCGATATTGGTTCTGTTATATGTGATGCAATATTGATTGTATTTCTGGCAAAATATTTAAATGCAATTCATAATGATGATAATGAAGAGGAGGATTGATATTTTGGAACTTCATGAAAGAATTAGATACTTAAGAAAAAATACTTTGAAAATGTCTCAAACTGAATTTGCCGAAAAATTAGGTGTTACACGCACTGTCATAAAAAATATTGAATTAAACGTTCTTGCACGCCCGGAGCAAAAACTTTCATTACTCAAATTGATGTGCAAAGAATTTAATGTAAGTGAAAAATGGCTTTTAGACGGTGAGGGTGAAATGTTTGTCAGCGATGAAACAGAGTACAATGCACTTATTGAACAGATGCTGTCAAGTGAAAATGAGTTTGTGAAAAATATTTTTAAAACATTTGCCCTCTTCGATGAGAAAGACTGGGAAGCGTTGCAGCATATGGTAGAAAAGTATAACTCTGTTGCCGACTCAGATGGCATATTACGATATGATGAAAATCCGGCAGCTTTAGTTCCTGATACTCCGGAAGAATTAGAAAAGATAGCACCGCCTGTCCAGGTGGAAAAAAACGAGGTGAGTTGATACACTCACCCCTTTTTACATTTATTTGAATATTATCAGTTTTGTATCTCCTGCAAATGCAAGGTTATAGTAAATTGTTTTTGTGCTTCTGTAATAAATTGCATATATAGTTCTTTGATAATAATTTATGTATTTTCTCCTCATATACTCCCCCTGTTCTGTAAAGGGTGAGTGTGTAGAGTAAGTATAAAACAAAATACAGACATACTCTTAAAAATCTCCTGATGTCAAAACGGGAGATTTTTGACATTTTATGGGAAATACTGTATTATTAAATAAAATTTATAATTATATACTTAGGAGGTTACTTATGAACATTTTAAAAAAATTATTAGGTGTATTCACCGGGTTTGGTTGTATCGTATATATTTCAATGATATTTACCGAAAAAGAAAAAGTTCCTTTCGTTATTGCTGCAATAATCTTTGCACTTTTTACATTTCTTTTATTTAGACCTAAAAAAATTGATACCACTAAACAGCAAACAGTAGTTGCCGAAAATACCGCACTATCTACAAATCCTAAAATCTGTTCTGTATGTGGTGGTAAAATACACGGTCACAAAATACAGCTTAGCGATGGAAATATCTGTTCGAATTGCAATTTTATTTGTAATAAAAATGTACTTGTCTCAGTCATTGATGTTAGAGAAGCCTGGGCTGAAAATCACAAACGAAATACCATATTTTCGGCTACTAAAACTCTACACGACATGGGTTCTGGATACATACACATAGATGCGAAAAACAAACTTTGCTATGTTTCCAGTCGAAAAAATCTTAAAGTTGAACCCGTTATTTTCAAATTTTCAGAAATTGAAGATTATAAGATAGAGGAATATGGCAGCAAAACCGTTATTGAAACAAAATCTAAGGGTGCTATAAAAAGAGCAGTTGTTGGTGGTGTTTTAACCGGTGGTGTTGGTGCAGTCATTGGTGCTTCAACTGCCAAAAAAGAGTCAACGGTAAAAAAGACGCAGGGACAATTCATATTATATATTACCATTGGCTTTGATAAAGTAAAAACTACTTTGGCTCTTTCAAATCCGCCTGTCGGTGCTTCTGACTTTTTAACAGAAGCTATGGCTATGGAAGATTAAAAATTTTGAACCTCTCAGATGGGAGGTTCTTTTTTTGACATTTTTGTATGTTGCAAATACTTTTTGCATATGATATAATGTCGGTAGACAAAGAGAAGCTATTGTTCCATAGCGAACACAAAACAAAACCCCCGATGTTGCCGCATCGGGGGTTTTTATTCCTATTTTGATGTGGAAGGCTTAATACCACAGGTTAGTTGCCGATTATTCATTACCATCTAACCATTTGATGATGTAATGACAAATCACACCACCCATGACAGTAACAAAAAGAGAGGCTATATACTCCATAACAAACACCTCCTTCCCTTGCCGGTATAGGAGAGGCAACAAACCTATATTATCATATAAGATGACATTTTTCTACAACATTTTCCAAACAACTAATCTTAAAAATGGGAGGTGCTGTTTTGACATTTTTGTATATTGCAAATACTTTTTACATACGATATAATGTCGGTAGACAAAGATATTATATGTCCATGTCGGACATACACGAAACCCCCGAAAGTCTCACACACTTTCGGGGGTTTATTTTCTTTTCTGTTTAATAATTTCTTTTTGTTTAAGTTGCACCGGTGCAACTTAAACATTACAAACAAATGCTGTTCACATTTATAAGTTTTATTGACTTTTTAATTATCAAATATTGATATTTCCATACAATACATCATTATTTCTATCTACTTTTATAGGAATATGCTGGAACTTTATTCTTTCTCCTAAATCTATTGCAAAGTCGTTTCCATTCCACTCATCTTCTGGTCTAACCATCTTCTCACCTGTTCTTCCTCTACGAGATGTTGGAGAGTGTATATCATGACCAAGGTCAACTTTCTCATATGTAGTGTACATCTTAATTTCCTTAACCCTCATACCCAGCATTGAAGCTATTGCTTCAGAAAGCAATAAACTCGCTCTGAACTTTCCTTTTTCATCCATCCATGTTTTCTCTCCAACAGTTGTTTTCATCTCAATCAGGTGTATATTCCACTTATCATCATTCTTTTTTTCAAAAATAATATGATCCACTCTTTTTTTCATAGAAAACTTTTTTTCAGGTCTAAAAAATGCAATTTGTGTCATACTATTATCGTCTGCATTTTCAATACAATAATTATCTGCCGAATCAATTTTTACATCAAGTACAGTCCTTCCTGTTTTTTCCATTTCTTCTAAACATACTTCATCTTGTATTTTAACCATAAAATTTTCTTTAAATAAATTATCTATTATAAATTCCAATCTATCCATTATAGATTATCACTCCTGTATCTCATAATTCTCATTCATAATTCTATCTAATGCATCATTAAATGTAGGAATTTCAAAACCATACTCTGAACAATAAAGTTCCTCAACTAATGTATTATGAGGATCCTCGTTTGTTAATTGATAAACTTTTACCTGAGTTTCATCTAGCAAGTCTTTATCTGTATATCCCAATTTATCACAAATTTCTTTACACTGTTTATGCCTTTTTAACTTAATCATATTATTTATGTGTTGCAAAATTATATCACTATGTGTTGTAGATACTATTCTAATTCCTGAATTTATTGTTTCAACTAATATTTTCCCCATCTTTTGCTGTAATTGCGGATGTAATCCCATTTCAGGTTCTTCATAAAATACAGATTCGATATTCGGTCTATGCTTAAACAACAAAATCAATGGTGACAATTCAGTTACAACCGCTGATGCAACGCGTAACGGTTTGGATTCTGATAAACCTTCTGGATAATATCTTATCTCCTTACCAGGCAAATTACTTATATCTACGCTTCCATATGTCATTTCCTTTTCTATCATATCTGCCAGTTCTTTTGTCTTTATGCTTTGTTCATGTTCTGTGTTCAAGCCACATATTTCATCAATAAACTGATTTATAGGTTTAGTAAATGGTGTAATCTGTATTTCATCTTCTATTTCACTCTGCATATTAAAAGTATTATCTCGTCCAACCTTATTCACTATGTCCTTTGTAAGCATAAAACCAGTCCTTGCAGCTGGAACATAAATATTTGCATTTTTTAAACTATTAATTGATAAACTGTTATTAAATGGAATATCTAATACCGCTGATATTATTCCGTTCAATAAAAAATTTCTATATGATTTTTTCTCATTTAATGAGGTTATAAATCCCTTATTTCCACAACGTATTTCTATACTATCTATTTCTTCATTTTTTTCACATAAAAATTTACATTTTAATTGTTTTGTATTCTCAAATTCCTCTTTTTGTATTTTCAATTCACCAATTTTTACACTCGGACTGTTAAATATCCAACTAACTAATTTATCCTTTTTTCTTTCCAGACAATCATTTATGACTTCATATAATGTACTACTTATAGTATTTAACGAAACTGTAGAATCACCTTTTTCAATCGCAATATCTATTTGCTCATCCAGCCATTTTTTCAACTGTTTTTCAGCTCTTGTTTCTAATCTACCTACCTCTCCAAATAAACGTCTTGTTCCAATATTATACAAGCCCCATATCAATGATGTCAAATAGCTTTTACCACTATTATTATCACCTACAAATAATGTCAATGGTGCCAATTTTATTTTTGCTTCTTTAATTTTTCCATAATCTTTTACATGAATAATCATACTATCACCTTTTATATCACCTTAATGTATATTTTTATTATATTTAATTATATGTGTTTTCATTCATAAATACAACTATATTTATATCCCCTTTTATTGACACACTTTCTGTCATCCACTAATATATATATATAATATTCTATTTTACTATAAAATAAATGATATTTACATACCTTTTTGAGTAAAAACACTTTTAATAGTTATTGTAGCAAATTACGATATTTTTTTCAAATCAATAATTTTATCAAATAAAAATCAAAGGAGGTCACCACATGGTAGCCATATATGTCCGCCAATCACTCGACAAAAAAGACTCCCTCTCCATCGAGTCACAGATAAACGACTGCATCACACTTTGCAAAAGAAACGGCTGGGATGATTACCAAGTCTACAAAGACAAAGGCTGGTCTGCAAAAAACCTCGACCGTCCGGAGTTTCAGAAAATGAACAATGATGTTGAAGCTGGGAAAATAAAGGCTGTTGTCTGCTACAAGATTGACCGTATAAGCCGAAGCATCCGTGACCTTGTTAATCTTATCGAGGATTATCATGAACTCGGTGTTCACTTTGTTTCTTTTGCCGACAATATCAACACTGCTGCCCCCGGCGGTCTTATGATGGCTACTCTCTTTGGCTCGCTGGCACAGATGGAGCGTGAAGCTATCATCGCAAGAGTGACAGACAACTACTATTACCGCTGTGAACTTGGTTATTGGGGTGGCGGTCCTGCTCCGTACGGCTTTAACCTCAAAAAGATTGTGGAGAACGGTCAGAAGCACACTGTTCTTGAGATAAACGAACGGGAAGCGGCGGTGGTAAAACAGTTCTTTAAATGGTATCTCGAACCTGATGGAACTATATATGAGATACTTAAAAAGGCGGACAAAGCGGGTATCACTACACGAAAAGGCGGTGCATGGACTTCCAGAGTTGTTTCCGAGCTTTTATCCAAGCCCATGTATGCACCTAACTCTATGGATATTTACAATTTTTATGCAGCGCAGGGAGTGCGTGTGCGTGTTACTCCTGAACAGTGCGACGGCAAACTTTCTCTCAATGTTTTTGGCCGGCGTGACAGAGGTAGCAAACATCCAAAGCGTTCCCGCCCGGTAAATGAAATGACTCTCGCTATCTGTAAAAATCCACCGATTATCGACAGTGATACTTTCCTTAAAACACAATTTAAGAAAAAAGCTAAGTTACAGGTTTCTCCACGCACCGGCACAGCAAAAACGACAATGCTCAGCGGTCTTGTAAAGTGTGCCATATGTGGCAGGGCAATGTCTCCTAGCGGCAGTTCCCGTGGTGTCAGATATTTTACCTGTTCCGGTAAGAGAAATTATGCAGCCGGTACTTGTACTTCAAAAAGTATAAAGGTATCGGCTTTAGAAAAAATTGTCATTGATGATATTCTCCGATATGCAACAAATCCAAAAGTCATTGATATGTTTCATGCAATGCAAGGCTCTAAACTCACGGCAGAACAAAGCCATGAAGTAAATCTTTTACAGCAGGAGGCGGCAAAACTTGATATTGAGATTGATAATCTTCTAGATGCCTGCTCTGCCGGTAATACTACCGCCATTGAATATCTGAACAAACGAATTGAAAAGATTGATACCAGAAAACACGAAATCCTAACCAGAATAAATGAGATTAAAAGAGACACAGAAAATGTCATCAGCCTTTTTTCAGGCATTGAGATTGAAAATGTCCCCTACATTCTTGCACATGGTTCCATAGCTGAAAAAAAGAATGTATGTCAGTTTTTGCTGAGTAGTGTCTTGTTCACAAACGCTGATGATGTAAAAGTCTATTATAAGATGTAAACTATATTGACATTTTCACCGTATTGTATATATTATATTAACAAAAAGCCCTGTTTTATGGGCTTTTTGTTGTACTTCATACTGCGTCTAGTGTATCAACATCCCACTGTATCGCATGATAACCACATTTTTCTGCACTTTCAATAAGCACATCATTATAATCACCATATGGTGGTCTGAAAACTTTCATGTCATATCCGGTGAGCTTTTTTACTTTATTATGTACTTTCGTTATTTCATCTTCACATTCAGCCGCAGAAATTGTTGACATTTGTTTGTGGTTTTGACTGTGGTTTCCAAGTTCGTGACCTGCCTTATAGAGTGCCTTTACATCATCAGGATAAGTATCGACCCAGCCACCGGTCATAAAGAAAGTTACATGCAC